TTGGGAGTTCGACACACACGCCTAGACAGACAGAAAGAAATTATGAATAAGAAAATAAAAGATAAAATGATTACTGCAACAGTTTTCCTGGCTGAAGATACGAATGGCATGGTTATCCATTTGAATGGCTTTGACGACACAAAACACGCAGATCATTTTGTAAAAAAATTAATGAAAAATAGTGGGATTGAGTATCAATCAATTTTAGATTGTACTGAACTACCCACACTACACTAGGAGGAATAATGGATAAGATAATAAAATATTGGAATAGTAGAAGCACAAATATAAAAACGGCTTTAGTAATTGCTGCTGTTGTTATTGTAATTTCTATAATTTTCTAATGCACATCCAGATCCCTTATACGCCTCGGCCATTACAAGCGAAGCTGCATGAGGATTTGGATAAACATAGATTTGCAGTTCTAAACTGTCATCGGAGATTTGGCAAAACAATACTGGTTATACTTCATTTGATTAGGAAAGCTCTAACCAATGATAAAAAGAACCCCAGGTATTATCTGATCGGGCCAACATTCGTAAGTATAAAAAGGGTTTGTTGGGATTACTTAAAGCAATACGCTGGCTGTATTCCTGGAACGACATTTAACGAAACCGAGTTAAGATGCGACTTCCCCAATGGCGCAAGAATAACATTGATGTCTGGAGAGGATCCAGATCGAATCCGTGGAATTTACGCTGATGGAATTTGTGTCGATGAATGTTCACAGATGAACCCGATACTATGGAACGAAATTTTGCGACCCGCTATCTCTGACAGAAAGGGATTTGCCTATTTTATTTCTACTCCACAAGGAGTGAGTAATATATTTTATGATCTATACCAATACGCTTTGGGGGATCCTAAATGGTTGGCTTATACTGCTAAAGCAAGTGAGACTAAATTAGTCGATCAAGAAGAATTAGACGCTGCTAAAGCTCAGATGGGGGATTCAAAATATCTTCAAGAATTTGAGTGCGATTGGATTGCAAATATAAGTGGCTCGATTTATGGAAACATAATTCAAAAGATTGAAGATAAAAAACAAATAAGTCGTATCGCTTATGATCCAGCTTTCCTAGTGAATACCGCCTGGGATTTGGGATATGGAGACAACACCGCTATAATTTTTTTTCAACAAATTGGAAATCAAATAATGGTTATTGATTATTATGAAAATAATAGAGAAGGGTTACCTCATTATGTTCAGATGATTAAAGACAAAGATTATGTTTATGGCGAACACTATGCGCCACACGACATAGAAGTTACAGAATTTAGTAATGGTAAGACAAGACGAGAGATCGCTTACCAATTAGGAATAAGATTTAGGGTACTGCCTAAACTTGGATTAGAAGATGGTATCCACAGTTTAAAAATGGTGTTACCTAAATGTTGGTTTGATGCTGATGCAACAAAACCATTATTAGCTGCGTTAAGACATCATCATCGTAAGTACAATGATAAGATGAGAATTTTTAGTGCAAAACCCGTTAAGGATTTTAGCTCACACGCTTGCGATGCTGCAAGATACATGGCTATATCTTTATCGGAATTACCAAGACAAAAAATGGCTGAACAAAAATTAGCCGAAAATGATTATTCAATACACACGGAGAAATAAATTATGGGTGGAGTAGTAAGAAAAATAATAAAACCTTTTATACCAAAAATGCCAGCGATGCCAGCCACACCAGAGCCAACACCAATACAAGCTGAAGCACCAAAGGTAGATGATACAGAAAGAAATATAGAAGTCGCAGAAAAAAGAGCTGCTATTAGAAGAAATAGAAAAGGTAGAAGCTCAACAATATTAACAACAGCTGATGGTTTAGAAGATGATGAAATCACAACTAAGAAAACTTTATTAGGAGGATAATATGAGTGGATTAAATTCAAGAACTTCAAAGGATACAAGTACAAAAACTAAATTTGGTTACACTAAACCTCCAAGTAAATTAAAATCATTTATACAAGGTGGCGGAGCTTTTGGACACATTTTTAGTGAAACTATTGGAAAAGCTGCTTCAAAAAGTAATTTAAAAAGGAGACAAAAATTTATTTCAAAATACAATACAAATGTTCCTCCTTCAGAAAAAATAAATTTAACTGATGAGAAAATTCTTTCAAAAGATGGTTTATCAGCATTAAAAGGAAAAGGCTATACAACTATATCAGATCGACGTGTTACTGGAGAAAAAGGCAACAATAATAATAACCAATCTATATTAGAAGCATCTGCTCAAGTTTTACCAGTAAACAATGTAACAGCTCCAACTACAGCAGAAATATCACAAGCAACTGCTACAAATGCTGCTGAACCTTCAGCAAGTTATTCATCAGGTGCAACTCTTTTAGCTAATAATAAAAAAGGTAGAAAACAAACTATTTTAAAAACAGCAAGTGGTTTAGGCGATACTAATTTAAACACAACCAAGAAAACATTGGGAGCATAGATGGCAATAACTGCAAAACAACAAGCAACTTTAAAAAAACATAGCGTACATCATTCGAAAAAACATATGAAGGAAATGAAAACAGCCATGAACAAAGGAACAAGTTTTACAAAATCACATAAAATTGCAATGAAAAAGGTGGGAGCATAAATGGCACAAGATCCAAAAGCAAAAATGGTAATAGAGAGATATAATTCTCTTAAAGCTAAAAGAAGTACCTGGGAAGATCATTGGCAAGAACTTGCAGATTATTTTTTACCAAGAAAAGCAAACATAACTGAAAAGCATACACCAGGCGATAAACGTCATCAGCAAATTTTTGATGGTACTGCAACACACGCATTAGAATTATTAGCCTCATCTTTAAATGGGATGTTGACGAATACAATTTCTCCATGGTTTGTTTTAAAATTTAGAAATCAAATGGCAGCTGACGATGATGCTGCTAACGAATGGTTAGAAAGTTGCGCAAAAATTATGCAACAAGTATTTGCTAGATCTAATTTCCAACAAGAAGTGTTTGAACTTTACCACGAAATGTTATGCTTTGGTACATCCGCTATGTTTATAACAGATGATATGAAAGATGATTTAAGATTTAAAACTTTACACATATCAGAAATATTTATTACTGAAGATAGTAAAGGTATGGTTGATAGTTTAACTAGAAGATTTCATCTTAAAAATAAAAACATACCTTCAATGTATGCAGACGCAGATTTACCCCAAGCTATTTTAACGGATATTGCAAAAGCTCCTTATGATGATGCTGTAATTATTCATTCAGTTTACCCAAATGAGACACCTATGGGTTCTGATAATAATAAAAATATGGATTGGGTATCATGTCATGTTCACGAAAAGACGGGAACACTATTAAGAGAAAGTGGTTTTAAAGAATTTCCTTATGTAGTTCCTCGTTATTTAAAATCTTCATCAAACGAAATCTACGGCAGATCTCCAGCAATGAATGCTTTACCAGATACTAAGATGTTAAACACAATGTCTAAGACAACTATCAAAGCAGCTCAAAAACAAATTGATCCACCTTTAATGGTTCCCGATGATGGATTTATTTTACCGATTAGAACTGTGCCTGGCGGATTAAACTTTTATAGATCGGGTACTAGAGAAAGAATTGAACCTTTAAATATAGGTGCAAACAATCCACTTGGTTTAGCAATGGAAGATCAAAGAAGAAAAGCAATTAGAGAAAACTTTTTTGTCGATCAGTTAATGACAGCGCAAGGTTCAAACATGACGGCTACTGAAGTTATGCAAAGAACAGAAGAAAAAATGAGATTGCTTGGCCCCGTGTTAGGTAGATTGCAATCTGAATTATTGCAGCCACTAATCACTAGAGCATTTAATTTATTATTAAAAAATAATAAGCTACCTCCGATCCCAGAAGAAATTGGCGATCAAGATGTAGAAATTGAATATGTATCTCCATTAGCTAAAGCACAAAAAACTCAAGAGCTTTCATCTGTAATGCGTGGAATGGAAATATTTGGTTCATTGCAAAACATAGCTCCCGTTTTTGATTACTTAGATATAGATGGTTTAGTCGATCACATTCAAGAAGTGTTAGGCTTACCCGCAAAAATTATGAGATCAAAAGCTGAAGTACAACAAAAACAACAAGAAAAACAACAACAAGAAATGGAACAGATGCAGTTACAACAAGCACAACAAGTAGCGGAAAGTGCTGGTAAAGTTGCGCCAGCTTTAAAGGTTTTAGGTGGACAGTAAAGAACTTAAACAACTAGAACTTAATTACAAACAAGTTTTTAATTCTCCCGAAGGTAAAAGTGTTTTGGAAGATTTAAAAAAAAGATGCGGATTTTATAGCACTACTCATACAAAAGGAGATAGTCACGAAAGCGCATTTTTAGAAGGCACAAGATCAGCAATCTTGTTTATTAATAATATGCTTACAAAAAAACCCATGGAGGATAAATGAGCAGCGAAACAAACCAGGTAGCAGTTGAGCCTACAAGCCAAGTGTCTGCGGAAACAGAAACAACATCAACAGCACTAACACCAGAAACAGTAGTAACAGATTGGAAAGCAAATCTTTCCGATGAAATAAGAGCTGATAAATCTTTAGAAAATATTAAAGATATAGAAGGTTTAGCAAAATCTTATGTTCATGCACAAAAATTAGTTGGCTCTGATAAAATTCCAGTTCCAAATAAATTTGCTACCGATAAAGATTGGGATGCAGTTTACGAAAAATTAGGGAGACCAGCGGATGCTACTGGCTATAAATATGATTTACCCGAAGATCAAAAAATAGACGAAGCATCTTTAAAAAACTTTTCAGATCAAGCGCATAAACTTGGATTACTTCCTGGTCAAGCAAATGGTATGGTAAAGTTTTATAATGAAATGACAGCCGCATCTTTACAAGAACAAGATAGCGTAGCTGTTGCAGCAAGAGAAGCTAGCACTTCTGAACTTAAAAAAGAGTGGGGTCAAGCATACGATCAAAAAGTATCACAAGCTGCTAACCTTGCACAATCAGTAGGTGCTAACGAATTGTTAAATGCTAATATGGCAGATGGAACTAAATTAGGAGATCATCCAATTATGATAAAAGCATTTGCACAGTTGGCGGGAAAGATGGGAGAGGATAGTATAACTCAATCTTCTGGGCCAACTTACCAAACACCAGCTCAACTTGAAAAAGATATTGGAGAATTAACAGCTCCGAATTCTGCTTACTGGGATAAAAATCATCCCAATCATAAAATAGCAGTAGCAGAAGTTTTGGCTTTACGAGAACAGAAAAATTCAGTATAGCTAAATTATTGGGATAATCGCAAGACCCCGAATGACATTAGGAATAGACTAACATCTACAAGATGTAAAAGCTAGGTTTCGACCCGCAAGGATAATCAGCCGTTTAAACATAAACATTAACATAACCCAAAGGAGAACTTATTATGAGTTCAAATATAACTACTTCTTTTGTAGAGCAATATAGTTCAAACGTAACTATGCTTTCTCAACAAATGGGAAGTAAATTAAGAGGTTCTGTTGACGTGGAAACTATCAATGGCAAAAACGCATTTTTTGACCAAGTAGGCGTAACTTCAGCTCAATTAAGAACGAGCAGACATGGAGACACACCTCAAATTGATACTCCGCACAGCAGAAGAAGATTAAGTTTATCAGACTACGAGTGGGCTGATTTAGTTGACGATACGGATAAAGTTAGAATGTTGGTTGATCCAACTTCAAGTTACGCAAAAGCAGCAGCAGCAGCTATGAATAGAAGTGTCGATGATGTTATCATTACTGCTTTGAACGCATCAGCTTCAACTGGTGTAGCTGGAGCAACTGGAGTAGCGTTACCAGCAACGCAAAAGTTCGCAACTGGCCAACAATCTGACGGCTTAACTGTTGCAAAACTTTTAGCAGCGAAAAAAAACCTTGATCTAAATGATGTAGATCCTTCTTTAAAGAGATACATCGTTTGCGGGCCACAACAAATCGCAGATCTATTGGCTATAACAAGTGTTACTTCTTCGGATTTCAATACTGTTAAAGCATTAGCAATGGGAGACGTTTCGTCTTTCTTGGGATTTGAGTTTATCACATCAAACAGATTACCTTTTGATGCAACTAACACAGACGACAGATTAATTTTTGCTTATACTGAAGATGCCATGAAATTAGGTATTGGAAGTGATATTAAAGCAAACATTACTGAAAGAGCTGACAAGTCTTATTCCACTCAAGTTTATTACGCTATGTCTTTAGGCAGCGTTAGAATGGAAGAAAAAAAGGTATTCCAAATACCTTGTGACGAATAATAACATAATAGGAGAATAGAAAATGGCTGTTACAATACAAAATAGTGTAGAACACGCTGCAACACTTGCTATCCCTACTGTTAAAGCTGGTACAACTGCGGATAAAGGAAAATTAAGAACATTAGCCTTTACTCACAACCAGGATGGCGTAGGCGATGCGGGATCAACTATCGTGCTAGGAAAACTTCCAGCAGGAACAGTTAAAATCATAGGTGGTTTATCTAGATTTTATGTCAATATCGTTGCTGGTTCAGCAACAATAGATATAGGTTGGCAAGCTTACGTAGATGCAAATGGAGCAGACGTTGCTCTTGACGTTGATGGTATGGTTGACGGACTAGATGTTGATACTGTTGGCTTCAGATCTATGGAAGGTAATACTGCGGCAACTAAATTGCTTGGTGGTAATCACACTTTCTCTAGTAGAGATGGAGTAGTCATCGCTGTTAAAAGCATTGCTGCTTTAGCTGATGATGATGATCTATCTGGTGTAATCACTTACATAGTAGATTAATAAATAGAATTTTAGGGGGAAGCGGGAGACTTAATCCCCCTAGAGTGCATGATAAAGAAAACAGAAAAACCCAAAACCATTACTCATTTACAGAGTGGAAATTATATTTACAGATACGTTTTGGTTGACAGATTTAAAACCGATACAAAAAACCATTTTGGTTTTGATAAAAAATTAGAACAAACTGAAGCGGAAATTTTTGCTTTAGTAACACCAAGAAAATTACGAAGAAAATATATAATTAAAAAATAGGAGACACCATGGCTAAAACTGGATTATACGCAAACATTCACGCTAAACGTAAGCGTATCGCTGCGGGTAGTAACGAAAAAATGAGAAAAGTAGGATCAAAAGGATCTCCAACAGCAGCTAACTTTAGACGTTCTGCTAAAACAGCAAAGGCATAATAAATGGCATCAGTAGTTCAAATTTGTAATTCAGCATTAAATCAATTAGGAGCAAGTTCAATTACAGCTCTTACAGAAAATTCAAAAAATGCTAGACTTTGTAATGAAAGATATGAAACAATTAGAGACGCTGTTTTTAGATCTCATCCTTGGAATTGTTTAATTAAAAGAGTTCAATTAGCTAAAGATACAGATACTCCAGCGTGGGGTTTTAGTTTTCAATACACATTACCCGCTGATTGTTTAAGAGTATTACAGATTAGAGATTATGCTTCAGATTATAAAATTGAAGGTAGAAAATTATTAATAAATGAAGATAAAGTTTTTTTAATTTATTCAGCACAAATTACCGATGTCAATGAATTAGATGTTTTGTTAAGAGAAACTATATCTGCGGGTATAGCTTCAGATATTTCTTACGCAATCACTTCTAATTTACAAGTTACAAAACTTATGACAGAAAAATATGGTTTAAAATTATCAGAAGCAAGACATACAGACGCTAG